CGTGGCCACCACGGGCGTCTTCGAATTCCAATGCGCCTCGGCCACCTTCGACGTGGGCAATCGCATTGGCGTCGACAAGAACACCGGCGGCACGGCGCTACTGAATCAGCAGGTCGTGGCCACCGCAGCCGCCAATCCGGAGCTGTCGATCGGATACTGCGCGAAGCGATTGAACCCGGCCGGCACGTTGGTCCTGGTCGATGTGGTAAGCACCGTGAGCCACTCGGGGCCCCAGGCCGTGGCCTAAGGCGTCGAAAGCTGCCTTTCAAACTACTGCGCATCCAACTTTTTCAGGAGATATGAAGTGGTAAAAACCAGAGAGCTCAAACACCTTTACGAGAAGTTGGGCCCCAAGCAGGCGGTCGCCCATTTGACCGAATCGCTGACCAAGGGCCACCTCCGAATTCAAGATTTCAGCATCCGCGACCTGGCCGAAGGACTCGTGCCCGACGGCCACGAGTGGGTGCGCGGCCTGGATCCGCGCAGCGGCGCCTCGAGCCACGTGCTCGAAGCCGGCGACGCGGTTGATGTGTCGGCGTTCCTGAACATCACGGGCCAGATCATCTACTCGAAAATCATGGACGCCTACACGCAAGAGTCGTTCATGGTCTCGAAGCTGGTCGATACGATTCCGACCCGGCTCGACGGCGAAAAGATTCCTGGCATTTCCCGGCTTGAGGCGGCTGCCGACGAAATCCATCCGGGCATGCCCTACCCAAGTCTCGGATTCGGCGAAGATTATATCGAGACTCCGTCGACAACGAAGCGCGGGTTCATCGTGCCGGTCACCCGAGAGGCCATCTTTTTCGATCGCACGCACCTGGTGCTCAGTCGGGCCGCCGAAGTCGGCGAACTGCTGGGGCTCAACAAAGAGAAACGGCTGCTCGATCTCGTGATCGGCGTGACGAACAACTACAAGTGGCAAGGCACGGCTTATGACACGTACCAGGCGACGGCCCCCTGGACGAACCTCAAGACGGGCAACGAGCTGGTCGACTGGACGAACATCGATGCCGCGGAACAGTTGTTTGCCGACATCCTCGACCCGAACACGGGCGAGCCAGTGATGTTGCAAGCTAACACCGTGTTGGTCATGCCCGCTTATCGCCACGCTGCCCATCGCGTGCTCAATGCCTTGGAGATTCGCTTCAATCCCTCCGAGTCGGCCACGACCACGCTCGCGGCCAATCCACTGGGCAACTACAACGTCGTGGAAAGCCGCCTGGCATATCGCCGCATTTTGGCCTCGGGCCAAACGGCCACCGACGCCAAGAAGTGGTGGTTCGTGGGCGATTTCAAGAAAGCTTTTGCCTACATGGAAAACTGGCCGATCACGGTCACGCAATCGGCCCAAAACAGCGAAGCCGACTTCAACCAGGACATTGTCGTTCGGTTCAAGGCCAGTGAGCGCGGAGCGGCGGCTGTCCTCAATCCGCGGTACGTCGTCAAAAACACAGGCTAAGAATCATCGGTGGGCCTTGCGGCGCAGCCGCGCCAAGGCCGGAAGAATACCGCCGAGTGAATCTCCGATGCGTCGCCCGCGGTCCAGCGAGGCAACGGAGAGACATCGACCCGGCATCGCGGGCGGCTCTGGGTCTGTCGTCAGGCAGGCCCATGCCCCCGCGATGTTTCGGCGACCGTTCTGCCAACCGATGACATGCGTCGTTACCACGTTGCGTGCTTTTTCAGAGAAAGGTTGTGATGAGCAACTTGGAGCAGATCAATACGATCAAGGCCAACACGCTGGCCCAAATGGCCGAAGTCTCGGATCAGAAGAAGCCTAGCTACTCCGAGGATGGTCAAACGTTTCAATGGACCGAGTACCTGCAATATTTGCAGCGGCGGGTGGACTGGTGCAACGAACAATTGGCCGCCGAAGATCCGTTTGAATTTCCCACGCAAGGATATACGTCATGAGCTTTGAACCAAGTCTGGACAATGATTGCCTGCTGATTGACGGCACAGAAACCGTGATTTTGCATGGCACGAGCGACGTCACCGTGACCGGCGCCAAGCGTGGCCGGCTGGAACTTTCCGACGTCGAATTTCGGCAGGTAGGGCTCGAGGCTGCTGATCTCGCCTGGACCTTGCCGGGCGTGAACTTGGGCGACGTCGAACCTGCCCAGGGCGACGCCATCGAGGACTCCAGCGGTACGTTCTGGACCATTCAAAGCGCCGCTCTGTCACCGCTGACCAACCGATGGCGCGCGCTGACGCGACGCCAGGTGTAAAGCCAAGGCAATCGAGCCTCTGGCCTCATTCCATCCGCGATGGTCCCCCGACAAACTGAATCGCACCTGCCATGATCACCATTACCGATTGCACCAACGACGATTGCCCGGCGGTGGCCGCACTTTGGAACTCCAAGACGCTTGATGCCGACTCTTGTTGGTATCAAGCCTCCGAGATCTCCAGCGACGTTTTGTCGCTGCTATTGGCCGGCGGTCAGTCAATCCGACTCGTCAAGCAAGACGCCTCGCTCCTGGCCTTCGGGCTGTTGAGTGGGCCCACGATCAACGCGTTGTGCGCGGGCACGCAGGAAGATCTGTACCGATTGATGCTGGATTGGACCAGCCAGAACATGGCCCAGGGACGGACGGCAGGCTGGTCGATTATCGGAGTGCGTGTCACGACGGAAAAAACCTGGATCGACGCGTTGGGCGACGCCCTGATGCAAGCACCTTATGCCATCGACCCGCAAACTGGCCAGACCGTGCTCTTGAACGTGAGTTGCGAGTTCAATGCCCTGAATGAGGCTTTGACAGCGGCGATGGCCGCGCTGGGGGCCACGTCATGAGCGTTCTTGTCGTTCAACCAAACGCGGATTCCGGTTACGACACCTTGCTGGTCGATGGCAGTAGCGCCGATCTGAATCTGGGCACGAGCTCGCCCGTGGCCATCGGCACGCGCGGTATCAGCAAATCGGCCAGCACCCACAATCGGCTGCTGCTACGATTCGACGTCAGCGGAATTCCGGCCGGCGCGACGATCAATAGCGCTCAACTGCTACTGCGGCACAACGCCGGGTCGTTCAGCGGCTCGGCAACATTTCTGTGCAGCCGCGTGACGCAGCCCGCTTGGATCGAAAACCAGGCTACGTGGAATAGCTACTCGACCGGCAACGCCTGGATCACGCCCGGCGGCGACTACACGACCGTCAATCAGGTGAGCATGACGCTTTCCAATCCGAACGATCTGGTCTTCACCGGGCTGAAGCCACTCATCGACGATGCGATTTCCAATCGGGCACGACTGCTGCACGTCATCATCACGGGCCCCGAAGTGGGGATCGCTGACGAATACGTGCAATGCGGCACGTCCGACGACGAAAGCGCGCAGTTGTGGCCCACTCTAACGATCAACTATACGCCCGTCATTCCACCGGCCGGAGTCACGATGACCGGCAACCTGCAAGAGCTGACAGCGAACTTGGGAGGTTGAGTCCATGAAATTGCTCCATAAAAACGGCACCACCGGCGTCATTCTCCGCGTCAAGATCATCGATGCGACCAGCGCCTCGGCGGCTGGAAAGACGGGGCTGACGTCGAGCTCCGCCGGGCTCGTGATTTCGACCCTGGCCAGCACCGAGGCTGTGGCGACCGTGTACGCCCAGGCAGCCGGCACGATCGAAGCGATTACCACGCTCGGCACGTATGCTGCTCCCAGCGCGTCGAAATGCCGTTTCAGAGAAGTCGATGCCAGCAACCATCCGGGGCTTTACGAACTTCAACTGGCCGACGCACGCTTCAATGTCGCCGGAGCGCGACATTTGATCGTCTCGATTTCGGGCGCGTCAAGCGCGGTTCAGTGCGACGCCGAGGTACAACTGGTCGCGCTCGATTTTTACGACGCCACGCGCGCCGGCCTGACGGCGCTGCCCGCCGCCGCCGCCTCGTCAGCCGGAGGCCTGCCGACCATTGGCAGTGGCGCTGGCCAGATCGCGCTCGACGGCAGCGGCAATGTCAGCTCGCAGATGATTCGCGACCTGATCGAGGCCGATCGCGTTGTCGACACCACAGTCGCGCCTTGGGCGCTGGTGCTCATTAAGAAGGGATCGGGCGCCCTTGGCCAGCCTGGCGCCATCGAGCTGCTGCGGCAAAAGCTGTACGACGTCACCGGCGGCGGAATTACGAATTCGAACACGATTTTGGGACGGAGCATTACATGATTGCCGTAGCACACGTCGCATCGCTGCTGCGCGATTTTGGGGCCGTCTCTCCGGCAGTCGCGCCCCAACTTGCCGTGAGCGACCATGGGGATAATACGGGCGCTACGGCCACCATCTCGGCAGCCGCACTGGCCAGCACGAACATCATCAATGTGCAGAGCTTTCGAGGCGATGTCGGGACCGGTCCATGGCAAATGGCGGGAACCGTGATAGGCAATGGAACCACGTCGCTGGCCTTGGCTGCCGGCCACTACTTCGCCTACGCGGCCTCGTCGGTCGACCAGAATACAGCCGTGTCAAGCGTCGTCTATTTCGTGGTGAGCGACGGGCTCGAAGCCCTGCATTCGCGCTGCCTGACGGCCGTGCAAGCCCGCATCGGGTCGCTCGCGCTGCCGGGCTTGCCAAGCGAAAACATTGTGGTGCACAAGCTGCCGTTGGAGCGCCGACTGGGGCCGACCTCCACGTCCGCGCTGCCGGCAGTGATCATCTCGCCAAGACGGACCGCCATGCCGCCGGCCGGAGGCACCAATAACCTAGACGACGTCGATTACGACGTGTTGGTGGCAATTCTGGACCGCGACAATCGAGAGCCAACCCTAGCGGCGAATCTCGACCGCCATTTGCTTTGGCGGCAGCAGATCGCACGCGCGTTCCGCAATCAACGACTTAGCGGAGTGGCGGAGGTCATCAACGCCGCGGTCGAGCCGGCCGAAGGACTGCTGGAAGAAGCTTGGAAGCGCGAGCTGATGGTGTCCGCCCTGCTACTGCGGTTCACCAGCCGCGAAACAAGGGGGATGTCCTGATTCGCCGCGCGCGGCCTTCGAGCACGCGCATTAGCCGATGGCAGGCCATCGACAGCGAACGCCGGATCGGCAAGCACGTCGGTTTAAGTTCAGCATTTCAATTAAGGAGAAAACGATCCATGGCACCGACCACGGCCTCAATGGGCCATCAATCCAAATTGGCGACCGTCACGGAAACGACCTACGGCACGCCGCCAGGCGCCGTGAGCGAGGCCTTTGTCTTCGTGAGCGAATCGATTGCAAAGAAAGGAATGGTCGTCGAACGCAACGGACTGCGCGGCACGCGTAGCCATGTGGCCGACGATACACGCATCGGGCCGTATACGGCCGGCGGACAACTGGTCTTGGAGCCAACGCCGGCCGATCTGGCTATTTGGCTGCCGCGCATCCTGGGCGGCACGCCCAGCGGCAGCGGAACCGTGACCTATCCGCTGGCCGAAACGCTGCCCAGCTTCACGCTCTCGATCGACCGAATCGCCAAAGTCTTTACTTATGGCGGATGCAAGGTAAATCGCGCCCTGTTGCATGGCGCACAGGGTGGACTGTTGCGATTGACGTTGGACATCGTGGCCCAAAATGAAAGCGTGGCCGGCGCGGGCACATTTCCTTCGCTGACGCCTAGCGTGGCACAACCCTACATTTTTTCGGATCTTTCGCTTTCACTAGCCGCCACGGCACGTGAAGTAAAGCAATTTGATCTGACGATCGACAATGCACTGGTCACGGATCGGTTCATGAACTCGTTAACCATCGTGGCCGCGCCAGAAGGAGACCGGACGATTAGTTTGCGCACCGTGCACGCCTGGGCCGCGGCGAACACGGACTTATATGCGCAAGCCCTGGCCGGCGCCGCCGGCACATTGCAATTGACCAACGCGCTGGGCGGCACGCCGCCGACCGGTTTTCAGACGATTTTCAGCTTTGCCACGCTGCAAGTGCCCGATCGCAGTCCCAACGTGACTGGTCGCCAGGAGGTTTTTCTGAATCTGGAGATGATGGCTCGCAAGGTCGGCAGCACTCCGGAGCTCTCGGTGACGCACGACAGCACGCCGTAACCGGGCGTCCGCGCTCGCCCATTGCAGATCCACGTTTCAGCTCGTCACTTCCGGCATTTGGCGAACCATGTACCTCAAATATGGCAGTTATCAGCACGCCGCGGGCGAAGTTTCGGTGGTGATTTCCAAGCAAGGAGTCTTCACCGACACAGGAATTTCGCGCGGCATCCGCGAACGCTGGGACATTCAAGGCCGGCTCCAGGCTGCGGATCAATCGGCCCTGACGGCGGCGATCAACGCGATCCAGAACGCCTACGCTCTGCAATCGCAGGACGTGGGATTCTATTTCGACGATAGCTCGCCCACCAGCCATGCGATTCGCAGCGCGGCTACCAATGGCGGCGTGCGAGTTGTCACGCCACCCAGTTTTCCGCAGGGCAGGGGGGCGGAGTATTCGACGTTTCGCAACTACTCGATCGCCCTCGAGGCCGAATGGCTCGACCCTGGCGCTTCGCTGCTGAGTTGGACCGAATCGCTCAGTTTTCAGGGCGGCGGTCCGGTATTCGGATTTCTCGAGCCGATTGCCGGATTGCCTCAGCGGCAACTTCTTCGGCAAGCGACCGTATTTCGCGCCACGCAAACCGGGCAGGCGATTGGCTATTCGGCCTACCCGCTCCCGGCTGCGCCGCTGTGGCCCGACGCCGAGCACACCGAGCGGCGCGATATCCGTTATGAACTACCCCAGCGGATGGGCCCGCCGAACGCGGCGGCCTACACACAATTCAAAGTCAGTTGGTCGTACAGTTTCGAGGATTCCGGTCCATTGGTGGGTCTGCCCACTCCGTGGCCCAATGCGTGATCGTGCTTGAATCCGCGCAGCGGCGAGCCCTGGCTTTTGCGGGTCGTTGCCTGGAGCGGAAAATCCCGTTCGTTTTGCCAGTATACGTAGCCCAAAGAAGGAGTTGCATCGTGGCCACAGTGGTTTGGAAGGGAGATGCCGCCAGCGTTGCGCAAGTGACCGTATGCACGGTCGGCGGCACGATCGACGCGACTCAGAATTTCACCATCACGATCGGCAGTAAGTCGCTGAACGTCATTTCGGGCGGCACCACCGCAACGGCGGTCGTGGTGAATATCGTGGCGGCCTGGAACGCACTGAATACCAGCGCCTTTCCAGAGTTTGCCGGCTTGGTCGCGACGAACAATCTAAACGGTTCATTCACGTTGACCGGAACGCCCGGCGTGCCATTTACTGTCACGATCGCGACGACCGAAGCCGGCGGCGGCACCTCGACAGCCACGTTCACGCAATCTACCACCACGGCGGCCACCGGGCCGGCGTTCTGGTCGGAACCTCGCAACTGGACCAGTGGCACCGTGCCGGCCTCGGGCGACGACGTCGTGATCCAGAATTCGTCGGTCGCGATCCAGTATGGCCTGGATCAATCCGCTGTTACCCTGGCCAGCCTGAGGGTCGACCAAAGCTTTACCGGCACGATCGGCCTGCCGCGCACCAACCCGCTGGGCTATATCGAGTATCGGCCGACGTATCTGAAGGTCGAAGCATC